ATCAAACCCCCGTGTGCCACTTATCAAACTGTCCTCAAGTCGTGAAAGATTCCACAACGCATGAGTCAAGATCCTCGGAAAGACCGTAGACTCTTGCACCTTGAATGTGCTCACGCAGAACACCGTAGTATTCTGTATTAAACTCCTGATCATGTTCTGTGATCAGATCAAAACACTCCTCATCACTTTCAGCAATAACATTCCAGATTCCACCATATTCTGAAGTGGGGAAAGGGCAAAAGTGATCAACAATGTACAGGTACTTCATTTTTTCTGTAGGATTACGAATTGATTATAGCACAGGATCGCAGGTTTTACAATCTCTGCGTTTGATGTATTCTAACTGATTCCAATTTTCTGAGAAACACAACACCAAACAGTGTGTTTTCTTATGAATAGGACAGTCTTTGATGTTTTCATCACACTTATCCCTCACACCAATCTCAATGGTGATATACTCATTACAAAAGAAGTAGATCCACCCCTCAATCACTTTACCGAGAGAATCTGTCCATTTGACATAATCATTAACTTTTGGAGTATAGTGCATAAGCAAGAGGATTAAGATTGAGTTGCATTGAAGAATAAGGTGTAGTAGACTCAATATCTACTTGATCACCTTGTTTTGTGGAGTTGATGGGAGCGTAGTAACACTGTTTTTTTGTATCGTAGAATCCCCAGATACAACGAGTGGGAGTATGACCATTGTAGACAAACCCACGATCATATACAGTCCAAATTGAAATAACGTTGCGCTTAAAAGGAAGCGTCTCGTATCTATATCCGACAGGGGGTTCGTGTGGGAAGTCATAAGGAAGATCAGTTGTCTCTAACTGCACGAAGTCTGTTTGGATTATATCCTTCTGCGAGGAGTTGTTCAAGTCTTTGCGTCGCTTGCTCTTTGGTGAGTTTTTTAGATTGCTCATCAACTACATTCCAATCATTTGTGCAAAGTTCTTCAATTCTATACAAAGAGTCCATTTGTCCTTACAAGATAGTTTTTCTCATAGTTAATTAGGTCATCAGGAAAGTAGACATCACTCTCACTAACAGTTTGCATGGGAGCACCAATCCAAGACTTAATTTGTGAAGGTCGTGAAAGCAAGTCAATTCCCAGGTGTGTGTACTTTTGATCAGTGGGAACATGTACTCTGTACTCTTTACCCTTATTCTCAGTCAATAGACTGAGTTTGATGTTTTCCTCTGCGGTTACAATAATTGTACCACAAGACTTCCAGAAGATGTCTCGGAATACTTCAAAATCGGTCAGGTACTTGTCTGGATTGTCTAGAATCATTCGCCCAATAAACTGGGGGGAAAGATAGTGGTCATGCACTGTCTTACCACGATTTAGTTTATTTTGGTATGCAGTTTTACTGATGAATCCAGTATGATTTGGAGTGCCACAATCAAACACACCCATGTAATAGATGCGGGTGAGCGGACGATAAAACTCTGGTTTGCCCCAGTTATGTACATTTGCCTTCATAGAGTTAAAGGCAGTTTCACAGTATTCTTGCCAGCGTTGTGGTTTTTTCATTAGGTGAATACAGCAGTTACACTAATAATTTTGGCATCAGGATTGCGAGCAAGTGCAATCTTTCTCGCATGTTGATAGTCACGGCAGATCACTTCTTCATAGAAGACTTGACCTGCAACATAGAGTTGTACTTTACATTTCATAGTTACCTCCGAATGACACTGATGGCAGGATCACCCTTTTCAAAGACAGTATCAACTACTGCCTGTACGCTCTTAGAAGTGCTGATACCCACTTTATCATAGACTGGCACACAAACCAGTCCAAACGTCTTCTCAGCGCCTCCTAGACGTATTACACGACCAATAGACTGAGAGATACCAACAAAGTCCATGTTACGCATGAACAATACTGCTTCCAGACCACTGACGTTGATGCCTTCAGACAGAATAGAGTGGTGAAGAACAACAAACTTCTTGCTGGAATCCTTACCCCAGGCGTTCAGAGTCTCAAAGAACTCCTCACGATCAACTTTGCGACCGTCAATGATAGCACCAGTCTTGGAGGTGATATACATCCAAGAATAGTCACGCTTCTCCAGTTGAAGACAGAAGTCGGACTGAGAGACAAGTTTGACAATCTGCTTGGTAGAACGAGCACAGATCAGAACCTTTTTGACTTCCTGGTCATCAATCGTGTCCAGGAGATTCTGACTGTCACGATCAGCAATCATCTGCTTGTCCTGTACCATATCCAGTTGCTTCACAACAACCTTTGGTGGGAGAATGTATCCACCCTCAACCAACTCAGGGGCAGAGACTTTGCAGATTACCTGACCATAGACAGAACCATCATTCATGCCAGGTTTGAAGATGGTGGCAGAATGTTTTGGTGTTGCAGTAAAGAAGAAGCAACGATCTGCCTCATGACTGAAGTGCTCAGTCGCAGGAAAGAAGTTACGCTTCACACTGTTGTGTGCCTCATCAAAGTAGATAGTATCAATCTTGATACCAGACTCTACAACACGATGCAAAGAGTTGTAGGTGGTGAAGATGATCTTGTTACGCTTGTAGCATTGCACTGCCCAGTCGTAAATGTGTGCTGATTTGGTAGTGGACTCGTGATGAGTTTCTCCACTGTGAACATGAAGAACACGCACCATTGGATCAACAATGTGCTCAAGGAACTCAGAGGAGAGTTGCTCAGCGAGCAAGATGCGGGGAGCAACAACTACATGAGTCTGACGCTCAAACAGATCAAAATGAATCTGTGTGTCCCGAATCATGCAAAGAGTCTTGCCCCCGCCAGTGGGAACAATAACTTGACCCTTCTGCTGATTCAGCATGGCGTCAACTGCACGTTGTTGGTGAGGACGGAGTTGAATCACAGGTTTGGTTGAACTGGAGTCATTATAGCACAAAAAAAGGGGTCTTGCGACCCCCAATCCACACATATATTACTTGCAGTGGCAATTGATATAGTCTGTAACTTCTTTCATATTGACAACGGACTTAGAAGTTGGGTTTGCGAGGTTGTAGATCGCATCCACAAAATCTTTATTATTTTTACCAAAGAAGGAGTTATCCATCAACTTCTTCTTGATCAAAAACATATTAACTACATCAGCAACTTTGACAAGATGCTGCCAGGGTTTCTTATCGGTAGAAGTAGAACCCAAATAGTTACGGAGACGCATATTGTTTACCCCAAAATAGTCCTCAATGTGTTCATTAAGGTCAAAAGTCTCACCAGAATTGATCAATGCATCATCCAGAAGGGGGTGCAAACGCTTCTCAAAGTTGTAAAAACCACGGAGAAGATACGCAGACAATTCTTTAGCGGGTTTTTCCTTTTCCCAGTCAACAGAGTTGCAGAGAGTCTGAACAATACCCTTCAAGGTATCCAACTCATCATCGTTGATAGCATAGGAAACCAACTTCTTCATCTGTGCAACTTTAGTGCAAGTGAAGTGAGGGTTTGCTACTAGAGGGAAAGAGAAACCAATAGGTTGCCAGGTAAAACCAGGAATGCTCTTATAGAACTCCATCGTACTGGTAGAAAGTTCGTCACCACAAGCAACTTGGTGAGGGAGTTTTTCCCAATCTTTGGTAGTATTGATACCTTTGATTTCCTTGTAGAAAACCTTGGAAGCTTCAAGTGAACGATCAGTCTGAGAGACGGAAGATTCAAATGCAACTACACGAGACAAGATCCCAATATCTTGACCAGTAACTTGTGCAATCGCAGCAACTTGAGCAGTGGTGTGTTGTTTCTTGACAGGATTAAACTCTCCAGTTACTTCATCATAGAAGAAAACAGGAATCTCAGACTCACAGAAATCAACAGTGTGGTTATAAAGTTCAAAGTTTTCAATACAGAACTCAGGAAGAACTTGACGAACTTGACCTTGCTTATAAAAAATCTTGGAAATAGGAACTTTTACAGTATAAGTTTCCTTACGGTCAGTTTGTTTGTTGTAGTGACCATAAAACTCCGAGAGTGACATAAAGCATTTCCCGAAACCAACGGGATACTTTACCTTTGCAGAATCAATGTTATCTTGGATGATGGAGCGAAGTCCACGGAAACGAGGTTCCGAAACAAGATTCATAGCGGAGACAGAGGTCATATTTTTGACCAATGCGAAAACGTCAGTGTTAGACATAAGAAAAAACAAGTAAAAAACAAAACCTTTTAACGAGGGTTAACTCATAAAAACATTATACAGCATGATCAGTCACGGTGTCAAGGGCTAGTCTATCTCCAAGCACCCTCTTCATCAAGTTTAATGTAACCTGCTGTGGACGCTGCTTCCATCCATACCATGATGTTTTCTTTCCGTTGGAATGTGGTGGAATCTCGCCAACACAAAGATATTGATCTTCTGTGCAATCGTACACTGTTTCACTACTTTGTAACCACCAATGCTTCTCTCCTCGGTAGTCAATTGCACTCATCGGAACTAATTCGTCACTATCCATCAAATAATACAATGCCTGAGTTGCATGATAGCAGTGACCATAGTATTTGTTGGTCAGAAGA